GATTATGGCGGTATTAAATGAAACGCCTGTTGAGGAGTTCCATTACAATCTTTTAACACTTCCGCAGATGATGGTGGAAATGTTTAATGATAAGGAGCTGATTGATTTTTTCGGATATCAGAGCGAGACGGATTCAGAGATACCTTCTGGCTCTGCTATGGAGAATATAGAGGAAAACCAAGACACTTCCTCAGATATGTGATAGCAAAGTACAATAGCCATGTAGAGGATGATAATTTCAGAACCTACATGGCTTCAATTTTATATTGGCAAGGACATGGAAAGACTTTGACTGTGACATATGAAGATTATAGACATCCAAAGCCTGTTGATGATAGAACAGGTGATGAGATAGCATTGGATATTATTAACAAACTAGGATTAAAGTTGAGGTAAACGATATGGATGTATTTGATTTAGTTGCTAAGCTATCGTTAGACCAAAGTGAATATGAAAGCGGATTAACAGATGCTCAATCAAAGGCATCTGGATTTGGTAGTGGACTCAAGACCGCTATGGGAGTGGGTGCTGTTGCCGTAGGTGCTGTTACAACAGCGGTTGCAGGCGTAACAACGGCATTCGGTAATGGTATATCTAACCTAGCTGAATACACAGACCATATAGACAAGCAATCGCAAAAGATGAATATGTCGGCAGAGGCGTACCAAGAGTGGTCAGCGGTAATGGAGCATTCCGGCACGTCAATAGACACTATGCAATCATCAATGAAAACACTCGCAAATGCGGTTGAGACAGGAAATGAAGCATTTGAGAAGCTAGGTCTGACACAAGAAGAGTTATCCTCAATGGATAATGAACAGATATTCTCAGCTACAATTACAGCTTTGCAGAATGTAGATGATGAAACAGAAAGAACATACCTTGCAGGACAGCTGTTGGGTAGAGGTGCAACGGAGTTAGGAGCTTTGCTGAATACCAGCGCAGAAGATACGCAGGCTATGAAAGACCGAGTGAAAGAGCTTGGTGGCGTTATGTCTGATGATGCGGTAAAAGCAGGAGCATCTTTTCAAGATTCCTTACAGGATATGCAGACAGCCTTTACAGGTTTAAAGAACAATATGCTGTCCGATTTCCTTCCATCCGTCACAACTGTAATGGATGGATTAACCGAAATATTTGCAGGAAATTATGATGAAGGTATCGACCAGATAACAGAGGGAATAAGTTCTGTTATTGATAATATTAGTGACCTCATTCCACAGATGAGTGAGGTTGGTGGCGGTATAATTACAGCTTTAATCGATGCACTTACAGATAACCTTGACAGCATACTTACAGCAGGTGCGGATGTTATGGGGCAACTTGCAGATGCTATAATATCCAACCTTCCAACGATATTTGATACGGCAGGGCAGATTCTGTTACAGATATCTGAGGGTATTATATCGAGCCTGCCTCAGTTGGCATCAGCAGGGGTTGAGATTCTTGTAAACCTTGCGAATGGAATAGCAAATTCTTTACCTACATTGATACCAACAGTTGTTTCGGTAGTCTTACAGATTACGCAGACATTGATTGAACACCTTCCAGAGCTTATCCAAGCAGGAATATCAATATTGCAGGGCGTGATTGAAGGTATTGTACAGGCTATACCTCTGGTGGTTGAAGCACTTCCAGAACTGATTGATGCCATCTTAAATGCTTTGGTAGATAGTGCTGATGTAATATTAGAAGGAGCTTTGACAATGTTCATGGCGATAGTTGATGCTATCCCAGACATAGTGACGGCTTTAGGAGATGCTATACCAGAGATAATTGATACTATTGTCGATTTCTTAACAGGTGATGGATTACCACAAGTATTAGATGGAGCTATCACAATGTTAATGGCTATTATTGAGGCTATACCAAGCATTGTTTCGGCATTGGCATCAAGCCTCCCATCAATCGTAACGGCTATCGTGACAGCCTTAATAAGTGCTGTACCTCAGATTCTGAGTGCCGGAATAACATTATTAAGTGGCATTGTAGAGGCTATACCAGATGTAATCTCAAGTCTGGCAAGCGCAATACCAGAGATAATAACAAGCATAGTTTCGTCTTTGTCTGAGGGTGTTAGTAGTATAAGAACAGTTGGACAGAACCTGCTTACAGGATTATGGAATGGTATTTCTGATAAGGCTTCATGGGTATATTCACAGATAACCAGCCTTGGAAGTACAATTATCACTAAGGTTAAGGCGTTATTCGGAGTTGCATCACCATCTAAGGTATTCAAAGAAATCGGTGGATACCTTGCAGAAGGTTTAGGAATTGGATGGGAAGAAGGAATGGATGATGTCAACAACAAGATTGAGAAAGACATTAAGTATGAAGGCGAAATGAATGTTGTTGCTGATGCCAATACATTAAGTGCTGAGAATACCGTAACAGCAGGAACTAATAAGAGTGATGTGGAGTCAGACCAGCCTATAATAGTAAATGTCTACACTACAGTTGATGGAAAAGTTATTGGACAGACTTCATATCAGTACATGAAAGAACAAATGAGTTCAGATGAAAGAGGGTTAACACTAGCACAAGGAGGGTATTATTGATGTTTAATGTAATCTATAACGGAGTAAACCCTACCACGCTTGGGTGTTGGCTTGCCACTATTCCAACTATCACACCTAGTACAGATACAAGAACTAGGCAAACGATAGTTGGAATGGATGGTGAATTGTTAGGTGATGATGAGGCGTACAGCGATGCACAGATAGACTTCACAATACACGCTAAGAGCGACACTTTACAGGCGAAATTAAGGGATATAAGAAAGTGGCTGAGTGGTACAGGTATCCTTATCATAAGTGACCACCAAGATGCTTATTATGAGGTAAAGGAAGTTACTTATACCACATTCTTGAAAAAGGATGAAAAGTATGGAAGAGTTGCTGTAAGTATGAAGGTATATCCGTATGAGTTCCTCAATTCTGGTGATACCGATATTACATCATATTCAACAGTTAATAATCCAGCAATGGCATCAAAGCCTTTATATAAGATTACAGGAAATGGAAGTGGAACATTAACTGTAAATGGAAACACTATGACCTTCACGGTTAACGGTACGTTGTATATAGACACTAGACGTAAATTGGCGTATGATGGAAGTGGAAATGGTAAAGACGGAGCTATAAACGGCTTTTATGAAGGGCTTTACCTTAAAGCAGGAGCAAATACAATAAGTTGTTCAGCAGGCACACTAACATTGAAACCAAAATGGGGATATAGAATATGATAAATGTATATTCACCAACTGAAACAAACTTTAAGAATAATGGACTTGCTACACTGATACCTATATCTTGTGACTTTGATATAGGTATCAATGACAAGTGGCAGTTAACAATGGAGCATCCGTTTGACAAGGAGCTGAGATATCAGCATCTTGTTGAGGATGCCATTTTGCGTGTTACAGGGTTTTCATGCGTAAATGAACAGGAGCAGGATACAAACAGATTTGGACTTAGTGGAAAGGTTCAGCTGTTTAGAGTATTTGATACAAAAAAGACTCTAACATCTATCACTGTTATAGCATTTCCTGTCGCTCTTGAGGCGGTATATGATACACCGATTGAAAACCTTGTAATCCAGAATAAAACAGGAATACAGGCAGGTGAAATATTAGATGCACAGACACAGAAATACAGCGTAAGCTCAGACATTACAAGAACAGCATCTAGCAAATATGAAAACACCAACCTTATCGGAGCTATTAGTGGGAATAATGATGATTCCTATGTAAAGAAATGGGGCGGTGAGGTTGTTTATGATAACAATAAAATCAAAATCAAAAATAAGATAGGAGACCAAAGTAACGCATCAGCATATCCGATTCGATATGGAAGAAACCTTACAGGATTAACCCATGAAATTGATATGTCCTCAGCTGTTACCAGAATGTTTCCTATATCAAGCGATGATTTAAGGCTGAATGTGTGGGAGGATGTTACCTCACAGGGCGGAAATAGATATGTGGATAGTCCAGACCATATTGGTGACTATCCTTTTATCCGTTGCTTATTTGTTCAAGTAGATTATTCATTACTTGATACAGATAGCAATTCTATAAGTGAAACCGCCTCAGCAACAAATGGATGGAGAGAGGGAATCATAAATGCGGTAACAGCGCAGGCAACAGCCCTTTGGACATCCATAATACAGGATTTAACGAATACATACAGCCCAGAATATATTCAAGACCTTATAAGCGGTGAGGATGGAATTGTAGGCTATCTACAGAAGAAGTATGTATATGCTCATAAGGGTTGGCAGAGCTTTGTTAAATCGTGCGTAAAGCAGGGAGTAGAGTGGATAAAATCAGAGGAGCTTCCAACATGGGAGTGGCACGAAGATACATCCGTTATTCCTCATGCTTGGTGGTATGGCGATAATTCTGTATCACCTGCTGTTTCATATGCTAAAAATGAGTATGTGAAGATAGGCAAGAATTACGAATATTTCAATAACGATGGATTCTGGGAAGATTACAAGGCTATGCCTCATGCTGATTGCGATTGGTATGAAGCACAGGATGGTTCTGGCAGAAAATGGTTCGGATACCGCAAAGGATATTATGCTCACAACGAATATGTCTATATGACAGTTGAAGGGCAGATGAAAGAATGGTGGTATGATGAAGAGGGCTGGTATGATGAGAGCCGAAGCGGTGACTCAGATATGGGATGGCATGGCGATGCATCAAGCGGTTTTTGGTTTGGTGAGGAAGATGCTACCTCAGAGGATACAAACAAGTTCCTTCACGATAGATGGGCATGGATTGATGGAAACTACTATTGGTTTGACAAATACGGATATATCAGCGGTGAATTAGATATACCAGACTACCCTTGGTTTGTTATCGAAACAACACAGGGTTCTTGGTTCGGAAATGACCAAGATGAAATGCTGGGAGCTAAGTGGTTTTCTAATCAGTGGGCAAAGATAGATGGCGAGTGGTATTATTTCGATGCTGATGGCTATGTTGTAGATATGTCAGCAAAGCAATCTGAGACAATAGCGTGGTTTGCTAATACCGTCTACAATAATACAATCGCTTACATCACAACCTGCCTCACTAATGCTTACACCCTTCTGTATCGACTTATGACAGAATGGTGCGAGAAACAGTATGAGGATGGCATTGACCTTCCAACTGTGAATGTATCGGTTGATTTAATAGACTTATCAAAGACAACTGAATACAAGGATTATTCCAACCTTGAAAAAATCTCTCTCGGTGACAAGGTTCTGGTAATCGGAAGAGATGGAAGCAGATATGAGGAAAGAGTTGTTGGACTGACCTTTGATTGCATAAGAGGTTATAACACTAGGGTTGAGGTAGGTCAGCTATCAAGAACAGTATCACAGATTATCAATGTTACATACAGCGGTTCATCAGAAGGTCAGAAAATAATTGCTGGCGATGGCGTAACGATTGACGGTAAAGTAATATCCGTTGGTGATTATGTTGGAAGAACCGTTGGATTGCAGGATGTATTGTTAAATGGTTCAACTACTGTTTCCGGCAATGTAGCCTCATTCGGCATCCAAGCTGGTGAGAATGTATCAATATCAAGAGACGGTAATATATTAACTATCAATGCAGTAGGTGGCGGTGGAGATGGCGATGTCAACCTCTATCATGGAATAGAAGCACCATCAAACTCGCTCGGAGATGATAACGACATATATATCCAAATGGAACACCAGATGACCGACCTCTTATATTTTGATGCTTCATATTATGGCTCGGCAATGCAAAATTATCACTACCAAAGGAATGGAAACAAATGGGATATAACTACAACATTTCTTAACGCAACCCTGTATCATTCATTTGTAATATGGACGGTTATGGGGTTAACAGTCGGCAAGACTTACACCGTTTCGTTTGATTATCAAAATGACGGAGTGCCACCTTTATATTCGATGGGTGAGTTGTTCGGTTTAACCATTCAGCACAACATGACTTGTATTGATATGAGGAATTATGCGAGCGAACTGGTAGAAGATGGCGAGTTCAAATACTTTGAAAATCAAGCAACTTATGGCGAGTTCTGGTATCAATCATTTCCTAACGATGCAAGACGCCATCACTATGAATTTCAATTCACAGCTCGAAACACATATGAATATATTGGATTTTATGGAGATAGAACATCGGGTTATCTTACTTGCAGTTTGTATGAGTTATGCATCGGAGACAGGACTCAAATTTCAGAAATTAAGGATGTGTATTATAAACTTGATGGCTTGTGGTTAATAGATGACAACAACTTATATTTGCCATTTATAGGTGCGACAACATCAACAGATGGTGAGGATGGACTTGTACCAGCACCACTAATCGCAGACAAGGATAAATTCCTAAAAGGTGATGGAACGTGGTCAACACCACCAGATACGACCTACGATGTGTTTGAAGCACCAGAGACATCGCAAGACACGGGAGTCAATGGACTTGTTCCAGCCCCAACGTATGCAGAAGTTCAAGCGAACAAGGTATTGCAAGCGGATGGTACATGGGTTGAACAGACAGGCGGAACAGAAGTTGAAGCAAATCCAAGTGGAACGGCAACTGAAACACTCCAAACTGTCGGGATTGGTGGCACAATATATGAAATCCAAGGTGGTGGAGGTGGAGGAACAAGTATAATTCTGAATGGACAGATTTACTCAACCGAAGAGAAAGTAGTAGGTGTATGGAAAAATAACAAGCCACTATATCAAAAGACTTGTGTGTTTGGAAGTGTTAGTGGGCAGACAGCAAATTTGTCACTTGGAATAGCCAACATCGAAGAAGCATTCCTTTGTGCTGATGCAAGTTATGTAAATGATGGTGATTGTCCTTTACCTTATGTAACGGGAACATCATATGCTAATAACATTGGTGGATTTTTTGATATAGGAGTTAATGACACAAGTTTTGCTATTCGTATAGGACAATCAATGGCTGGAAGTGTTAGTAATGTTGTTCTAACAGTTAGATACACCAAAACAACCGACACGGCTGGAAGTGGCGGCTATCAAGCATACGGATTCTCACCGATAATCTACTCCACCGAGGAGCGAGAAGTCGGTGTGTGGACTGATAATAAACCGTTGTATGAAAAGACGGTTTATTATAACAATGCTATACCTTATCGTACTTGGACAACGCTTGTGGACGATTCTAGCATAACGATAGTAGACCATGAGGGAACTGTTTATTTAAATGGCTCACCATATAGTGATATGGACTATCACAGAGGCGCAGACCCTAATGAGTGGGTATGTTCGTGTAAGACTGACAACGGAACAAAACTACAAATAAATCAGTCATTTTCTGGGCTTACCGTAACGTGTCGAGCAACATATAGATATACAAAACTTGCCGACACGGCTGGCAGTGGAAGTTATACAACGCTAGGAGTACCAGCGGTACACTACACGACCGATGAGCAAGTGATAGGTACTTGGATAGATGGCAAGCCGATATATCAAAAGACGTTCGTGTTTGAAAATGCCATTACGTTGTCAAACCCGAATACATGGTATTCGACCCCAATAGTGAGAGCAAATTATAATATGGACAAAATAATTGATGCTATTGCTTATTCGCCAACATTAGAGGACGTATACAAAGGGGTAACAGCCGAAATCAATGACGGTCAATATTTACAAGTATTGAATTATAGATATGCACTTATACAAACATTGACTGTTCAATATACCAAAACAACAGACTAGGAGGAACAAAAATGCTAGAAGAATTATGGAACTTGTTTCAGATTGCTTGCGCTGGGATTATCACAATCGGAGGTGCTGGTGCTGTTGTTGTTGGGCTTTACAAATGGGCGAAGAAGCCAGATGATGACCGAGATGATAGACTCAAGCGACATGACGAAATGCTCGACAGCGATAACAAGAGACTCAAGGAATTGGAAAGGGAACAGGCTGAGATGAAAGAAGCTCAGCAGGTTCTTATGAAATCAATACTTGCCCTTATGAGTCATTCAATTGATGGTGACCATCTGGAAGAATTGAAGATTGCAAGGGATGATATGCAAAATTATTTATTAAGGAGGTAGTATATATGTGGTACGAAGATAAGAAATGGTGGAAACATGCCTTTGACCGAGCTATCAGAAGCCTTGCTCAAGGTGTATTGCTAGGTATAGGTGAGAATGTTATTGTACAAGATTTTGATTGGAAGATGATTTTAGGTGCTAGTATCGGTATGTTTATCATATCAATATTCACATCGATTGCATTTGGGCTTCCAGAATACAAGGAGGGTGAATAAATGAAAATATCACAGAGGGGCATTGACCTCATTAAAGAGTTTGAAGGATGCAGGTTGACAGCGTATAAAGATGCTGTTGGAGTCTGGACAATAGCCTACGGACACACGAAAAATGTGAAGCAGGGTATGAAGATTACGCAGGAGCAGGCTGAGGAGCTTTTAAAGAAAGACCTTGCTGAATATGAGGCAAAGGTTGAAAAGTACAATAAGTACAATTGGAATCAGAATCAGTTTGATGCGTTAGTATCCTTTGCATACAATATCGGAAGCATTGACCAGCTCACATCAAATGGACGTAGAGCAATCAAGACAATATCTGAGAAGATTCTGGAATACAATAAGGCAGGCGGTAAAACATTGGAAGGTCTTGTGAGAAGAAGAAAGGCTGAGAAGAAACTGTTTGATGAACCTGTAGAAGCTGATTTAAGCGGAGTAGAGATTGAGCCTGCCAATTCCTCTGCTAATTCAGAAAAGGAGCAGGAAAAGCCTGCTAGCGAGGTCAGAAGCCCATATATTGTCGGACAGACATATACAATCAATGTTAATACAGCACTCAATGTAAGAAAAGGCGCAGGAAAGAGCTTTGGTCTGGTAGGATACAGCAATCTCACACAGGACGGCAAGAATCATTCCAATGGCGGAAGTGCATTGAAGAATGGAACAAGGGTTCTTGCACAGGAAGTCAAGGTTATATCTCCTACAGAAGTATGGATAAAAATACCTTCTGGATGGGTATGCGCTATTGACGGAGAGAAGAAACATGTTGTATAATTAAATTGCCATCGTGATTAAGACATCATATCATTTAGCTATCCTTTCCCAAGATAAGCCACTCAGAAATGGGTGGTTTATTTTTTTTGAAAAAAATTAAAAAAA